TTATATCTTGGTCTTTTCCGCTAATATATTCAGCTTTTTAATAACCAAATTTATTTGGTCAATTATTACCATAAGTAATCCAGCTATACTACCAATTAACGCTCCCATTGTTCCTTCACCTAAGATAAAGCCAATAACAACTGAAATGGTTATATATAAAAGAAATTTCATCTAAACCCCTCCTTTCCTTATTGTACCAATATTCAAAAGTGAGGAGAAGTAAATTAATGAACAGTTAGAAGAAGGAATGACAGTGATGTATTACGAGTGTAGATACTGCGATTTAGGATTTCCAGCAACATACGATGGGGACGTGGTGTGCGGTTCTTGTGGTTCTGAATAGGAAGCAACAAAAATACTTGTTGAAGATGATGAAGAATAGGACACGTTCCGAACAAGAGGCGTGTCAGACACAAACTGTCTAGCATAAAACAGCTTACTTTTTTCTGAGCAGTTTTCTTATTTAACGTGTTTATTTTAAGTTCTCTTGGATATCATTAGTTTTTTCGTATATCTTCATATGTTTTTTGTAAATAATTAAACTTACTATTAATAAAATAATGCTGATTATTAGGAATATTACATGCTCATACACTCTTTTATTGATTAGATCATAAATTAATCTGGATAAAGAAATAAGAACCATAATAGCGTAGGGAAAAACAGCTATTTTCGTAGGTCTTTCTAGCAATTTGTCTTTTTTATTCATTAAATGTATTCTCCTGTAATTTTATTAATCTAAGAATAAACATTTTCAATAAACTATTCAAGAGGTTTATGTCGCATTACGAACATAATGAAACAAACTGCGAAGGAGCGAATCACCAACGAAAAAGTATTTCATTGGGATTCTGTATTTAAGTAAAAGAATTTGCGAGTTTTCATTGTTGAATGTCACTAATAGAAAAAACCGCCTATTTAAGACGGTTAGATTAATGGCATTACTATAAGATTTATGTTGATCACCAAATGTTTCTAACTTAAGCCAAAACGTTCAGTATATCTGATGGTTTTTCAAACTTATATTTTGCTGGTATGCTTTCATGATTTTTACATCCCCATAAAGCCAATCCAAAATCGACACCAGCATCTCTAGCACATTCAAAATCGTAAATAGTGTCTCCTATGTAAATTGAAGATGAGGATTCAGCTTTTGAAATCTTTAAAAACTCAATAATTGGTTCTGGATTGGGTTTATGTTTCTTTGTATCGTCTGCACAAACTATATGTGAAAGATATTCCATTAGACCAAATGGTTCAAAATCATCTTTTAGTTCTTGTTTCGTTTTTGATGTGACAATACCTTGGTTTAGACCCTTTTTCTTTAATGTATCTAAAAGAAAGTTGATTTCATTGTAAACATGAATTGATTGATAGTAGTCTTTCATAAAGAAATTCCATCTATCATTAGCCTTATCAATATTATCTATTCCTAGTTTAGGTAAAGAATCAGAACCTGGAATCCCTAATACAAAGGACAATTCTGACCGATCAATATCCTTGTTGTAATCTGTTTTTAGAAGCTTTTGAAGTGAACCCAAAACTGCATCTTCTGTATTAATTAGTGTTCCGTCAACATCAAAAATAATGGTCTTATACATGGTGCCGCAACCTCCTTTAAATTACTGTGACTTACAGCGTAATAGTATCATTTAAGATTGACTGTTTTCAAATTATTATGTAAAAACCATTTGGTTGAAATGCTGCAAAGTACGAACAAAACACGTCACAAGGCAGGTGATTTCATGACAGTTTTAACAACACCGGAAGCGATAGCAATCATTGCAGGAGGTATCTTGCTAGCAATATTTAGCTTTGGTATGGGGCGGTTAAGTAAACGCAAAAAAGACAGCTGATCCTGCTCGATCAGCCGTCTCTCTACAGTCACCTTTATGGCGAGTTAGAAATATTTACAGGCAGAGGACAAGCTATACATTTTGAGGAGTGAGGGCATGGAGAATCCACTGAGAGAAATTGAAAAGATTGCACACCAGTTACCTCTCGTCGCGCTGCAGGACATAAATAAGCGCATTACCGACTGGCTGTCAGGTGGTGGCAAAGAGGACCATCCGTATATCGAACAGCAGTTGAGGTTTGCAAGGAATGTCTTGAAGAGTGAGGAGAGGCTAAATGGTAACCGTCAAATCGGGTGACACGCATCTGTTGTTTCAGAATCCGGCTATCAAGTGGGTTTGGACGCCAAGGGAGCTGGAGCGGTTTCGGAAAATGTGGGAAGACGGAGCGGACATTCTTAAGATTGCTAAACGGTTCAAAGTAGGGCAACTGACGATTGCATTGTTGATTATGGATCAGGCGGATTTAGGGGAGATTAAGCAGCGACAACATGGATTGTATGGAAAATAGGCATAAAAAAAGACAGGATCTCTCCCGTCGTAGCTGACACTATCTTAACACAATGGAGGGGTCCTGGTGAACAAAGATATTGCAATAAATATGGATACATTTCTCAATTCTATTGGTATAATAGAACTACCGGTAAATTGTGTTGTGGTAATTTCGGAGGGGAAAGCGAAATTGCGAGAATTACCAGAGCACGGTGAATACAAGATTGTAACGCACCAAGGGAAAGTCAGACGGATGCGGAGGGAAGAGGGAGAAGAGTTTTGAGAAAGAAATTTAGAGAGTTTTATAATAACGATTCTATCAATTTTGAAAATCTAAAAGAAGATGTTTTGATTGTATTTGACACAAATACTTTATTAAACATTTATAGATACTCAAGTGCAACAAGTGATACCTTTATAAAATCTATTAAAAAGGTTGAAAATAACATTTGGATTCCTTACCAGGTCGGTATGGAGTTTAATCTTAATCGAAAAAAAGTAATGAATGATGTTAAAAAGGCTCCTGTCATCTTTAAGGAGGATTTTGAAAACAAAATTGACAACCTAATAAATGGAGTTAAAAATGATTTAGGTAACTACTTTTTGAAAAGTATTGATGCAAAAGAAATAAAAAATCAATTCATAATAGATCTGACATCTCAATTAAACGATGTTAAGGAAAAGATCTTACAAAACAATTTTGTTAGTTTATCTAATTTAGTAGATACTGAGCGAGATAAACTAACTGAACTGATTGATACATTGGATGATAAAGTTGGGGATCCTTCTACACAAAAGGAAATAACAAAAATTTGTGAAGAAGGGGCAAATAGATACGCAAAAGAAATACCTCCCGGATACATGGATAAAAAGAAGGGCGTATTTACCTATTTTAACGGATTGGAATTCGAATCGAAGTATGGAGATTTAATAGTTTGGGAACAGATTATCAATAGAGCTAAGGATCCTTCTATTAACACAGTAGTAATTATTACAGATGATAGCAAGGAAGACTGGTGGTATAAAATAGGAATTGAAACCGTCGGTCCTAGGGCAGAACTGAAAAATGAGTTGATTAGAAAAGCAAATGCAGACTTAATAATGATTAACTCAAATACATTTCTAAAGCAAACCAATATTGAAGAGGTCACAGAAGACTTAGTTGATGAGAGCAATACTTACAGTCGGGAGCGAAATATTCCCTCTACTGGGGAAATTCAATATTTCGAAAACAGGATAGAGGATTTTGCCAAGATCAATCCAAAGAATTTTAAAGTCCAACAAAGGTTTTTATTTGATTTAGATTCTGATTCTGAGCTAGCTTCTGACCTTAGGCTGAGGCTTGAAGAATTGGAGAAAAGTGCTCATTTCTACTTGATTAATGTAAATGAACAAAAAGAATATTTGCCTAATATTATTAAACTTGTTGTAACTAATAAACTACAAGAACTAATTGAAGAAATTGAATTTTTGAAAGAAAACATTGAGATAGTTTCATATGAGAAAGTTGATTCAGTTGAGAACAATTTAAAACATTTAATTAACTCCTATATAAACTTAAGTAAATAATATGTCCCCCTGGCCAACCAGAGGACAACACTTGATTGCAGCAATACGCTGCGTCATTTGTTGTCCTCTTTTTTTATTCAAAAAGAGAAAAGAGGAGTGTCATGAAAGAGGTACAGGAGCGACGAGGCAAGCCGGAAAGAGTTCGGCATACCAATACAGCGGACAAGCCAAAAGAGCGGCTGTCTGATCGTGAACTAAAGGAATTAATGGGGACTAATCGAGACACATATACACGGCGACGTGGGGCAGTCAGAAAACGATAGGGGGAATCTACATGTTGAGTTGGGCGGATAAGTTGATTCAAGAGTATACAGAGGGCAAACAGGCATTAAAGAAACGCGCGGATCAAGTGGACAGAACGAATCCTCTCGAAATGAAAGACCTGGAGCAATTCAACTCCATGATTGATTCGATGACCTATTCGTTGGACTGGATGACTACTGGGCGGCAACCTGGTATGTTCCGCGGAGTGGATGAAAAATCGGTGTACCAGAAGAGGTCTTATGAAAATATAGACCTGATTCCAGATATCGAAATGCAGTTGAGGGAAGAGAACGATATCAATAAAAAGCATCTGTTCATGACCAGAGAAGAGAAGATGATTATGGCTGATATTCTTGCTTCGTTTTCATTGAGGGAGAGGCAGTGTTATATTTTGCACGAAGGACAAAAGATGAGCATGTCTAAAATTGCTGATGAGCTAGAAATAACTAAAAGAAGTGTTCAGCAATATGTTGAAAGAGCACGGAAGAAGGTCGCAGAGAAGGTTTCATAAAAACACACGTCAATCTGAGATTGACGTGTGGGGATTTTAAATACATGAATTTGTGAATGATCTACCCAAAGGAGTTATTTCCAGCGATCCTTTTTGAATAACGACTTTATCAAACCCGACCTCAGGATTACTCTTGTTCCACTGTTGCAATTGTTTTTCTACTTCGAAGTATAAATCGTGTTCAAGAAATTTGTTGTAGAGTTCTTCATTGAGTAGTTTTGCTACATAATCGATTGATATCAAACCAAGTCTTTCCAAGTTCGTAATAGAAGATTGAACTAGGTTACTGTTTTCATATGCTATTTCCGTATCCAAAAAAACATTTGTTTCCCGTGTTAAATAGTTGTTGTTTGTAGAGTTAGCAAGGCGATATTCGACAACAGGAAAAGATTTAATTCCAATCATGGCGATAATATTAGCATCTATAGGCGATAATTGTTTAATGATTTCAACAAATGCGGGATGAACAAATTCAGCCTTAGAAATTTGCATCGAAGATAGGATCAACTTTTCAAACATTTTCTTTAAAGTTTCGTTTTCCATGTAAAACGTAGTAGCTTCAATTGCAGGTCCAATAATGTGCATTTCAGGTTCTTTCAAATCAACTTCATCAATGTTTTCTGCTTTTATTACTAGATTTTTAATAAAATCTTCTCGTTTCATCATTTCAGCAGCCATTCGATTACTTGCGTAAGTTTGCGTTCTACTACCAATAAGCCCGTAATAAACATCACTTATTGATTGACCTACCGACAATGACAAAGGCCTGGCCGCTTCCGTCATTAAATCTGTAACAGCTTTTTCGACAAATTGAGTATCTTGTTTTGGCATATTAAACTCCTCCTCCTAAATAGAGTATATATGAGGGAGTTGTAAAAATGGAGAGTATATTCAATCATCCTATAATTACATCGTGGTTAGTATTTTGGATTTTCTTTTGTTGGAAGGTGGTTCCCGTTATTTTTAATGGCGGGGAAAAGTCATGACGTACGATAGACGTACGAAGTTTATATAGGTAGAGGGGGAGAATTAAAAGAGGGGGTGCGCTCGAGCAACTCAGCGCCTCCAACCAGCCCCATACATACGAGTAGTAAATAAAGGGAATCCGCATTCATTGTCGAATATTGTCTGGAAAGGAGATGATGATTTGGAGAAACACTATGTAAAGTTCGAAATGGATAACGGCGCCGCCCATTCATATGAGATTGACGACACTACTATTGATGGGGTTTATACAAAAATAGTAAATAGTCCAGATGGTTGGATTGAGTTTGTAGTGGATGATGAGACGCATTTCTTAAATACAGCTAAAATCGTGAGAGTAATTACTCACACTGATACTGCAGAGCGTAAGAGGGATGAAGATTCTCAAGCGGCTTTCGATATGATGAGAAATATTCAATTTTAATTCTTTCTAGCATCTCTTCGGAGGTGCTTTTTTCTATGCCTAAAAATAAAGGAGGCGGCGGTGATGTGATGTGCCTAACTGGGAAGAGATACAGAAGGAATGGGAAACGAGTAAGATAACGCTTGGTGCATTGGCAGAAAAGCATGATGTGAAACTTGGTACTTTAAAGAGCAGGAAAAGTCGTGATGGTTGGTCGAGAGATGCAGCTAAAAAAGATGCAACCATTCAGAAGGATGCAACCTCTAAAAGGGAGAAGGTTGCAACTGAACAGACCCCTTCAGGTGATGCAGTCAAAAAGAATGCTTCATCTACTGTAAAGAAGAAAGAGCAGAAGAGACGGAGTGGCAACCCTAGTCCGACACCCAAGTTTACAAAATGCAACAGCGCCGCAGTAACACATGGTTTGTTTTCAAAGTTCATGCCTGCTGAAACACTCGAAATCATGGACAGTCTGCTAGAGCGTCACCCTGCCGATTTAATCTGGGATCAGATACAGATTCAATACGCTGCTATTATCCGAGCTCAACAAATCATGTTCGTGAAAGACCAAGACGATATGACGAAAGAAGTGAAGAAGACTGAAACGTATAGCGATGACAACGCTGATTCTGAAAAGCAAGAATGGGAAATTCAGTTTGCTTGGGATAAGCACGCAACCTTCCTAAATGCTCAATCGAGAGCCATGGGGGAATTACGGTCACTTATTAAGCAGTTCAGTGAGATGGCCCACGATGACGATGAACGTCGTTTGAAGATTGAGCAGATGCAGGTCGGCATTGACAGAACGAAAGTAGAGATCGAGAAGCTTTCTGGCAACAACGATGATGGACCGATTGAAATCATGATTACTCGAAAGGGTGATCGCTGATGGTAGCCATCCAGAAAGAGGTCAATCCACACTTCGATGACTTCCTATTTGACTGGGAACAGAAATTTCAGTTCCTCGTTGGGGGATATGGCTCAAGTAAAAGCTATCATGTTGCACTGAAAGTCATATTAAAGCTTATCGAAGAGAAACGAACAGCTCTCGTAATTCGCGAAGTATATGACACTCATCGAGATTCCACGTTTTCATTGTTGAGCGAGATTGTAGAGGACCTAGGGTTATCTGATCGCATTCGATGTATTACTTCGCCGATGCAGATACGCTTTCCAAACGGCAGCAAGATCATCTTCAAAGGGATGGACAAACCTGAAAAACTGAAATCAATTAACAACGTGTCGCTGATATGGCTGGAAGAGTGTTCGGAAATTAAGTATGCGGGGTTCAAAGAGTTGTTGGTGCGTCTTCGACATCCAACGTTGGATCTTCATATGATTCTTTCTACCAACCCAGTCGGCGAAGACAATTGGACGTATCTGCATTTCTTTCAGGACAAGATGAACGACCGCTATGTGCTGAATGATGAGGAACTGTATCAAAAGCGCACTGTTATTGTAGGAGACACCTATTATCACCACTCTACTGCAGATGATAATCTGTTTCTCCCTGATAGCTACATTGAACAACTCGAAGAAATGGAAGAGTATGACCCAGACCTTCACCGGATTACTCGGAAAGGTCGTTTTGGCGTGAACGGAAAAAGGGTGCTCCCTCAATTCAAAGTAGAAGAGCACCAAGCGGTTATGGAAGCAATTAGTGCAATTAAGCGTCCGTTGATTCGCGCAGGAATGGACTTCGGTTTCACTGATTCCTATAATGCTGTGATACGAATGGCTGTTGATACTGAGAGGAAGTATCTCTACATCTATTGGGAGTACTACAAAAACGATATGACTGATGATGTAACGGTAGAGGAGTTAAGTGAGTTCATTGAGAGCGGCGAAAGGATCATTGCTGATAGTGCGGAACCTAAGACAATAAAGTATTTCCGTAAACAAGGTTTTGATATGACTGGTGCGAAAAAAGGGGGGAACTCCCGCTTACAAAGCACGAAAAAGGTCAAGCGTTTCAAGAAGATCATCTGTTCCTAGGAGTGCGAGAACACGGTTCGTGAGTTGGAGAATTTGGTCTACGCAAAAGATAAGAACGGTAATAACATACCAGACGAATTCAGCATCGATCCTCACACGTTCTCGGCGATTTGGTACGGCTTAGATGGATATGAGGTCACGGACTTGAAAGACGAAGCGCAAAATAAAGCACGTTCATCAAGAGAGCGGCCGAAAGGGAGGAGGAGATAGCAAATGGCGGAACAAGCAGTAAAAGCGAGGGTGTTCAAAGCGGAGACTTCACCTACGACACAACAGATTTACAAAGATGATTTTGAAGGTTTGTACAATGGTGGGGACATCCTAGAACCACCATACAATTTAAAAGAACTCAAACAGATCGGTGAATACTCATCTATCCTGCAACAATGCATTGACGCTTACAAAACAAACATTGTCGGCTTCGGAATTGAAGCGGAGCACAAACTGGACATTAATTCAGATGAAATTAAGGAAGCTGTTCGTAATCAAGCGGAAGAAGAGTATACCCGCCTAGATGAGTTCATTCGTTATTTGAATTTCGATGAATCACCTGAACTTGTATTCGGTAATGTAATTGATGACAAGGAAAAGACCGGGAACGGATACATTGAGGTTATCCGGGATGGAACAGGGTTACCGGTTGGGATTGAATACGTAGATGCCCAGAATATGAGGGTTTGCAAGAAGACGGTGCCTGAGCTCATCAGTTATACAATCCTTGAAAACGGAAAGCAAAAGACCGTTCAACGTAGAAAGCGATTTAGACGGTATGTCCAGTTAATTGACAATCAAAAAGTGTTTTTTAAGGAGTATGGTGATCCTCGTATCATGGACTCAAGAACAGGGAAGTTTGATGACAATACTCCTGATAACTTAAGAGCCACCGAGATCTATCATTTTAAGATTGGGAGTGGAACATATGGCAAGCCGCGATGGTTAGGCAACCTTATCAGCGTATACGGGGCAAGGAAAGCGGAGGAACTCAACTTTCGATACTTCAGTGATGGACGGCATATTCCTGCTGCTATTACTGTGTCAAACGGTAAATTGGATGAAACTTCTTACGAAGCCCTACAAACCTACATGAATGACTTGTCTGGTACTGATAATGCTCACAAGTTCCTCCTACTTGAAGTGGACGGAATGGCAGAAGAAAACGATGTAGGTGAGAGTAAAGTTAATCAAGCGAAGGTTGAAATAAAGTCTCTTGCAGAAATCCTACAGCAAGATGCTCTGTTTCTTGAATACGATGAGAAATCACGGCAGAAAATCCGTTCTGCATTTCGCTTGCCACCTTTGTATACAGGTGAAGCGCAGGAGTTCAACAAAGCGACTGCTGATACAGCCCGGAAGGTTACAGAGGAGCAAGTATTCCAACCCGAACGAAAGACGTTAGCTCGAATATTGAATACATTGTTCTTAGAACCGCTTGGATTCAGCTATGTGAAGCTATCTATCAAAGGAGCAGACTTCCGTGATCCGATTGAAATTGCAAAAGCTTTGTATCCAATCATTGCAGCTGGATCTGTTGCGCCAGATGACCTTCGTCCATTGCTCGATCAGATACTTGGTAAGAAAGTAGAGCCGTTTGGTGACGGATTTAATGTGCCAATGCAAATAATCTTGCAGACACAACAAATGGATCCTTTAGCAAGCGTGCTTAATATCCAGAAGTCAGCTATCAATCAGGACAAGAATACTGATTTCATAGATCTGTTAAAGGACATGAGAGACGTCTTGGAGTCGATGCAATCATGAGCAAGGTTGACAATCTGCTCAAAGGTATAAATGCTTTTATCCGTAAAGCAGAGGAAGGTTCAGAGGATATCACAGCTATACTTCCTAATGACATTCCAGAACTTGATGAACTACCTGAACTGGTGGAAAGTTTCGAAGCACTGACAGCAAAACGATTAAGGCAGCAGCGGAAGTTCTATTTAGATGCATTCCAGTCATTTATATCGAAAGATGATGAAATGACGCTGGAAGCCATGCTGAACTATCTTCAATCGGACTTATTCGCTTCTGATGAATTCGCCATTCTGTATGGCATAGAAGCTGCTGCTTTTTTAACCAATACGACTGAGAGCTTGACGAAAATTATCATGGAATCGATTGGTAAAGACGTGGCATTCAATGACCTCTCAATGCGAACAACCGACTGGGTAGCATCCTGGTCAAAAGAATTGGCGGAGATTATGCAGTTGAACACTCATAAAGCGATTGAATCGGAACTGGTTGCTGCTATCGAGGCAGGTGAATCCATTCAACAGGCGGAGATCCGATTGAAAGACCTACCCGAATTTGACCGGAAACGAGCAAGGGATACAGCGAGAACTGAAATCCTAGCTGCGTCCAGTCAAGCGAATTGGGAGTCATTCATGCATTCCCCGTCAGTCGAGGGGAAGAAGTGGAAGCATAGCGGCTCTAAGAAGAGCCAGCCTGGGGCGACGCATGTAGCTATGGATGGTGAAGTGGTAGGCGTGGATGAACTGTTTCTTGTAGACGGTGAGTTTGGCATGTATCCCAGGGATACGACGTTCAGCGCAAAGAATCGGGTGAACTGTGGATGCGTGATTGGCCCAGTCGTTAATCAGGATATTATCCGGTTGAGCTTGGAAGAAAAAGAAGAGATTCGACAACAGGTACTTAATGAATTACATGAGGAGTGATTATTCATGGGTGGTTATAGAAGTCTGCTAGAGAGTAATGAGTTTGCAATGAATACGGCAAGCAGAAAATTGAGTACTCCAAGATTGACACATAAAATCGGTTCCGGAACTATTTATGTAGATGGTCAGCCGATTGGACAAACGATGGAAGTAAGTTTTATTTGTGAAGATGGCATGCGAAATACTGAAAGGGGGAGAAAGATACATGGCAAGAGAACTAGTAAATGCATAAGTTACACACGTTTCCTACGTGGATAAAGTAGCCAACCAGAAACGATTCTTCCTTACAAAATCCTCTGATGAGCCTACCTTCCAAAAAGAAGTGAAAGATTTTGTCTTCCATTTCTCGCAAAACATGACCATACGTTGTGTGAATCATTTCTGGGGTGTTTCCCAAGCGTTCAGCGATGGCTCTAACAGGAACACCATTATTCATTAAGAAAGTGGCGTGTGAGTGTCTGAGCATGTGTAACGTACAATCTTTTAATCCAGCCCTTTCAGTGATTCGATTATATCCTTTATGAAGTGTAGTAACCGGCATTGGAATCAAACTTTCCAATGATAGGAATATATAATCTTCATCCTCTAACTTTCTCCCTTGAGTCAGCATCTGCTTATTGATGACTATTCGATATCGAATTAATTGTTCAGTCACATTTTTAACGATTTTGATTTTGCGTTCACTATTTTTGGTTTTTGTTGTTCCTGTACCGAATCTTGTTCGATTTCGTATAATATTCACGGTCTGTGCTTCAAGGTCCAAATCTCTCCATTGTAATCCTAAAGCTTCACCTTTTCTCGTTGTGTAATTGTGGCGGGTTTCCATTTACGTTTATTCGTGCTAAACCAAGTATCTAACCATTCTGCAACCGTTAAGTTATCATATTCAATATGCTTTGTTTCACCACGCAGCGATGTAGCCTTCACTTCCAACAGAGCTGCTAACGCTGCTTTTTCTGTTTTGAAACCGCTCTTCTTTTTCTCTATTCGTTTACCATTTTCGTCATTATACTTATGACGGAACATCCATAGTTTCTCATCTTTTGCATTGTAATAATAATAATTAAACTCAGGAGTCGATTGCCACACTTGTTTACAGTGGGAAAAAGAGTATTCATGCAATTGTTCGAGTCGATGCAGCTAATTATGACGAATATAGGAAACGCGTGGATTACCTCTAATACATCTGTAAAAAGAATGGACTCAATATTGATAATCAGAATCGGAACCCTTCTCGTCTGTCACGTATGCCAGGAATTGAACGCGATGGAAAGAAAAAGTTCCCAATTGATACGAACATTGGAAAAGCGAACTGGGAAGAGTGTCATGAATGGATTGAGGGAATCAATAACGAGATAGTTTTTATGCTTCTATTAAATCCAAAAAGATATCAAGTACTGTCAAAACTACGCATTCAATACCTATAAAGATATAAGTAAGAATTATCCCATAGATGAGGATGACTTAGAAGATATTAGAAATTCCATAAAAGAATATGAAATAGCGGTTCGCAAATGTATTACGATGATGGAATTAAAAATGGGGAAATGGGATATTCCTGCAGAAGAATTGAACGACTTTGTTGATAAGCTGATGGAGTTACACAAGCTATATGACAATTTTTATATGAAAAAGATAAACCAAAATTGGAATAATGTCACATCCACATGGGTGTGGATTTTTCAATCCATACATGGTTTTCTTTTCCTGTTGATTTGGTTATGATTAACAACGGGAGGAGATAACGTGAAAAAACTATTGTTTTTATTCTTGACTGCTTTATTATTGGCGGCATGTTCTGATGACAAAACTAATGAAAAACCTAAAGAAGAACCGCAAAAAGAAGTATCACCAAAAAAAGAAGAAGTGAAGAAGGACGAGCCAGTTGAAGAGGAGACGATTGACGTGTCCAATATTGATACATCCGTGTATGAGTATGCGTCCAATATAGAAGTAACTGATGCGCGTGATGTTAATGATCACATTACACTTATGATTGATATGAAGACAGATAACGAAAACTTGGCGTTTCAGCATGTCCTCTATCAAACATATGATTTCTTACAACAGAAAGATATAGAAGGCGCGAAAACAATCGGTATTAATGTTAGGGTGGCAGGTAACAAAATAGTAAAGTTCACGGTTTACCCAGAGAAATTTGTACCAAACGATAAAAAGCGGATGTCAGATGTTGTACTTGCTGCTTCTGAAATTGAAATGATGTCGAAAAAAGTAGAGAAATACGGAAAGAAAATGGGATCTTGGTAATCATATCTGTTAAAGAAGGACATCCGAATAATCGGGTGTGACTTTTTCAATCCGTCCGGTGGTTTTCTTTTCCTGCTATTTTGGTTATGATTTACAGCAATAGGGGAAGGAATGGCACAAGAATTACAAGACATTTTAAATGAACGAAACGTAGAGATTGAAACACTGAACGCACAGTCAAATAGTGGTACACTCAACCCGAAAGAAACCAAACGGATAACTAAGGAAATCGCCAAACTCGAGTAGTTGAACAAGAAATCAGACTTTTGGGGCAATATTGCGAAGAAGTCCGAGGAGACTGGTGCAAAGTTACAGCAAACTGGTAAGACAATGCAGAAAGCAGGGCTCAAGACAACTGCAGTCATGTGGACGCCAGCTATCTTTTTAGGATACAAGGCGATCAAGAGTGTGAAAGGCAAGTCACCTGAATCAGATTTGGTTACACCCGTTAAAGAATGCGAGCAGGCACACGCTGGAGGAAAGATTACTGAAGAACAGATGAAAGAATATATAATTGACTTTACAGATAATTACTATCGCAAATAAACCTAAGCAGTTACTTTAAAGGGGCATCATTACCTTCATTGGACACGTTACAAAGAAATGAGCGAAGAAGTTAGTGAATTTACAAAATCATTTTCTAATGATTAATATAACGAATAATTAATCAATCTTTCATTGATGTAATGACATTAAGTTGAATTAACGACAAAAGTGGGGGCAACTGCCTCCTCTTTTATTTTCTAGTCCATACAATTAAAGATATGGATTTATTTTGTTTACATATATTCTGATAATTCATTTGGGGTTTGGTGTAATTTGGAATATAGTCGATAGGGGGGAGGAAAATGTCAAACTTGTTTTATGAGGAAGATAAACAAATTAAACCAAAAAAGAAATACGGTGCGTGGTCATCCATTTCAAGTGTCGCAGGGATACTATTTCTTATAGTCAGTTATTCAATTTCTGAGACCCCAAACACAGGCGAGAAGGTTATTATTGGAATGTTCTTCTTTCCGGCTATAGCCTTTATGTTCATTAGTATTGTAGTTGGTCTCATTGGTATTGCAAAACAGGAAAAGGGTTTCTTGAAGTATATAGGAATTTTAATTGTGTCATCACTTCTTTTAGTGATCTTATTTACACCCATTTTCATTGGGATATATGGTTTTAGAGAACCATAAATTTATTCTTAAGGCGACTACTCTTAATTGAACGGCGCCTTTTTTTTGTCTTTATTAAAAACAATTGATGGAGTGCTCACAGTAACACGTACGATAAGAGCTGTATTTGTAAGAGGATATAACATGGCCGTGGAGCGTGTGGGAAGAAGCGGTGGAGAGTTTCAATTGAGGAAAATAAGCCTGAACTGTAAACCCTGTCCCAGTGTATACTGGCTTAAGGAACAGGATAATTAGTAATCGATAATTGTTTCGAATGGAAAATGAAAAAACCACTCATTATCGAGTGGTCAAAGATAGCAAGTGAATTATTTATGAATTTTAACACCAAAGCATTCCTTACATATTAGCCGCCAGTGATGTATTATTTAGCCTCAATTTAGCCCCAAAAGTGTGCATGTTTGTGCATTAGTGTGCGTGATGATAAGAACAGAAAAACCTTTAAAACTCAATGGTTATAAGAGTTACATGAAATACGCTGTATATCTTGCATGCTTCTTTATTTACAGGTCAAAAAACACACCGCCGAAGTGGCTGTCCTAACAGCTGCTTGGTGGTTTTTTGTTGACTTCTTGGAATTTGTAATAGGTAACCTTCACTTGGTATAGTAAGACTAGAGAGTAACAGGAGGGTGTACAAATGAAACAATATTTAGAACTTTGCCAGCACGTACTGGACACAGGCGTGCAAAAAGGGGATCGTACAGGTACGGGAACTTTGAGTGTATTTGGTTATCAGATGCGATATGACCTACAACAAGGGTTTCCATTAATGACTACTAAAAAGACGGCGTTTCGCCTGATTGTATCAGAACTTCTATGGTTTTTAAAAGGAGATACCAATGTCCGCACATTAGTGGAAGAAAACAATCCGATTTGGGATGAATGGGCATTTGAAAAATGGGTCAACAGTGAAGAGTATACTGGTCCTGATATGACGGACTTCGGAAGACGCGCCCCTGTGGACGAAGAATTCCGAGCTCTGTATGAAGCTGAAATGTCACGCTTTAAAAAGCGGATACTTGAAGAGCCATCATTTGCTGAAACTTACGGCGACCTTGGTCCTGTTTACGGAAAACAATGGCGTAGCTGGGGGGATGGATCAGCTGAATCTAGACAACAGCCAATCGACCAGATTGCTCGTTTGATAGAAGGGTTAAAAAACAATCCGGATTCGCGGAGACATATTGTAACAGCATGGAATCCGACGGAAATGGAAGACATGGCATTACCACCTTGCCACGCGTTGTTCCAATTTTATGTAGCGGATGGTAAATTGTCGTGCCAACTTTATCAGCGGAGTGCAGATATCTTCATCGGTGTACCTTTTAACATTGCATCGTATGCGCTACTGATTCATTTGATTGCACTAGAAACAGGGCTGATTCCGGGAGAATTCATCCATACATTAGGAGATGCTCACATTTATTCGAATCATGTCAATCAAGTAAAAGAACAATTGAGCAGGGACCCTAGAGAATTACCAACAGTCACTATAAACATGGAAGGCAAGTCAATATTCGATCTCACGACATCTGACATTGTCCTGACGAACTACAATCCGCATCCAAAAATCAAAGCACCAATTGCTGTTTAAAAAGGAGGCACACACGATGATTTCATTATTGGCAGCACATGATGAGAACCGTGTTATTGGGGTAAATAACGAAATGCCTTGGCATATCCCTGAGGAACTAAAGTATTTTAAAGAAAAAACGATGGGGAAAGGCATCATTATGGGGAGGAAAACGTTCGAATCTATTGGTCGGCCACTTCCAGGACGTCTGAACATCATCCTTACACGCGACGAGGATTACAAAGCTGAAGGTGTCGTCATTGTCCATTCGTTGGAAGAAGCCATTGCACGGGCTGAAAGCTATGCAGACGAAGTCATGGTGATTGGTGGGGCTCAAATCTTCGAGATGGCAATGCCTTACGCTGACCGACTTTACACGACGATTATTCGTCGTACATATAAGGGAGATACGTTTTTTCCACCATACAACATGGGATGGAAACTCATATCAGAATCCAAAGATCACCATACAGAAGATGGGCTCGCTTACGCCTATCACATTTATGAACGAGAAACAGCAGCATAA